GCGGTCGCCATACTTCTTGGGCAGTTGCTTGGACAGAATCCACTTGCGTGCATCCACACGCAGCTTGGACCGTTGAATCCATTCGTTGTCCGCCTTGAATCCATCCTTGGTCGCGATGGTGTCGAAAGCTGTCTCGTCCGCAATCTCAAGGATCTCGTCCGCCATCTGCTCGAGTCCGACCTCGCGGGCGTGCGCGTATTGGTCGCGGAATTCCTTGTGTTCAGGATTCGCAATCCAGCGCAACACAGTGGATACATGTGGCATGTCGTCGCTTCGACATATCGAGCGCAGGCTTTCACCATCAGCCAGTCGCGCACAGATCAGGTCGGCTGTCTTCTGGTTGAAATCAGAAGGGCGACCACGCTTGACTGGCTCGGCTTCAGTCTTTGGCTTCGACTTTTTTCCAGCGGTCTGGGGTTTGTGCTCTTCGCTCATAGTTGCAGATCTTCTGTACGGTGCTTCGCTTGAGGTTAAAGTGTTTTGCAATCTTGCGGTATCCGATCCCTTGATCTTCATGCATGTCTCGGATTTGATCGACGATTTCATCGGAGAGTCGGCAATTGTGGTGGGATGAACCGATTCGGTATCCCTGCTCATTTACAGCCACAATCATTTTTTTCCCCTTCTGCGTCATCGTCCCTTGTTCTTCAGTAGCTTATGCCACGGGATCTTTTTCTTTACGCCCTCGCCTGCCATCTTCTTGGCTTCAGCCTGAGTCATGCCATGCTTCTTGGCAATCTTCGGATCATGGGCTGCCGCCTGAAATAGCTTGTGCTGCTTTTCGGTGTAGGGCATAACATATCTCCCGAGAAATTTCTAGCATTATCCACAGGTGTTGTGAATCACGCAACAGATTTATGCTTTTTGGATTTGTGGATGCTACGCATGACTGCACGCAGTTCGTCGGTGGCTTTGACCCCTCGCTTTTGATCTCGTGCAGCAAGGGCATCTCTGCGCTTTTGCAGGGGCATACGCAGCAGGTGCATGGCTTCGCATTCGATGAGCCATTCGCGTGACCAGCTACCCACTACGCGCCCGTCATGCAGCGTGACTTGGATCTCCCACTTCTCGCGCATCAGTTCATCGCTTGGTTTTCTTTGGTCATGTGGACCATCCAGCCGTCAACAATCTCGATGATCTCCCGCGGCACCATGTTTTTGAATGCCTCGTCCGCTTTTTGTTCGGCGGTGTCGTCGTTCCATCCGATTGAGAATGAGCACACGCCGTACCCTTTGGGCTGGCAAAAGAATCTGATCTCTGGTGCGCCCTCGTGGTTTTGCATGCGAATGATGACAATCTGACCGTAGCGGTCGTTGTCGATTGTCTTAGCGAACTTCATTTTCTCCACTCCTTTTCCATTTGCTTCATTGTCTCAAGCATCTCTTCCATCATCTTGATGGTCACAACAAGAGATTGGTCAATATCCTGCTCCAAAGTAAAAAACATTGGCTTGCCAATCTCCAATGGAAAGTCGATTGCAATGTCAATTGGTGTTATGTCGCCTTCGCTGATTCTGACTGTGTGGGCGCGTTTCATGCGCTCTTCTCCTTGAGCTGTGATTTGATTGCTTCGCGCACTTGCGCAATGCGCTGCATGTACTCGATTGCCTTTTTGTTGTCTTGAAGTTGAGCGGCAACTATTGCGTTTGCTTGAATGAAATGCAGGTCCATCAAAAAACGAGCCGCATCTTGTAAGTCATCGTTTGTCATTCAACACCTCTTTGCAGTTGATGTCATCACGATACGCGCCCCAAAGTCCATCGCGTACATTCTCACAATACTCGCGCTCTTGTCTCAGCTCTTCCTCGTAATCGAAGTGCCCAACAATTCCAAATGCGATCACAAAGAACAGAATCATTCCAATGATCTTGATCGGTGTCTCAATGATTGCCTGCTTCAAGTTGTAGTACCTGCGGTTGTATTCGTTCATCTCACATACTCCAGTCTGATTGTTCTAAAAATTTTTCCATCGTTCCATCGTTGATCGTGCTCACAGTCGTACAGCTCGATCACTTGCTCTGCCTCTGCAAACCTGATGCGCTGATCACGCAGACAGAATGCGTAGATCAGATGTGCTTTTGGTGAGCTGTATGCTGCAATCAAATCCGGTAGCAGTAGGCGCTCAGTTTCTTTGATGCGTGGCGTTCCTTTGACATTGACCACAAATGTTTTGCCATCTCGCTCAATCACATAATCCGGCATGTTTCGCAGGATTGCGCTCAAGTTGTAGAAGGCGGTGACATTCGCAAACTTCTCATCAAATCCAAGTCGTGTGCAATGCCACCCGTTTCTGTTACACCAGTTCATGAACAGCTCTTCGCCAATGTTGACACCGACTGACTGGCGCTCTTCGTATGTCTGCGCTGCGTTCCCGTAATTAGTCATTTGTCTCTGGTCTCCTGTCTGGTCTCCAATGGTTGTAGCCGTTCTCTGCATAGGCAACTTCACGCTTGAGCAGTTCGATCTGCTGTAGCAGTGGTGTCTCTGTGCGTCGTACAGCTTCCGCCACGATCATCACGATGAATGCATCCGCGTCCATGCCTTGCGGGATGTCATCCAAAATTTGTTTTGCAAGTTCGACTGCATTCATTTCGGCATCCTCATCATCTCGCGCACTTTCGCTATGCATTCAGCGGCGTGCTTTTTGTTTCGCTCCAGCTCTTCCTGCGTCCACTTCTTCTCGAGCAGTGGTGTCGTAGGTGGCACCCACGAGTGACGCAGGATCTCGCAGAATTGCGGCAGAGTTGGCGGTTCAGGTGGGAGGCTTTCCAATGCACGCTTGATGGTCTCCGGGTGTGCCTTGTAGCCGCCCAGTTTTTCCGCCCAGTGGTTCATTGCGTTCACGATTCCTGCGTCCTGACCGTCAGATAAAATCTGCCCCGTCTTCCACATGTTTAGGAACCTCGTTCCGTAGTGACCCTGCATCGTCGTGAAGATCCTCTGGACCCACGAGTCTGGGAGTCGACGAAGCTCCGGTGACATCGATGATTCTTGGTGCTCGCTCATTTAGTTTCCTTTCATCTCCAAAAATTGTCCTTGCTGCTGCCAGTGTGCTCGCCTGATGGTGAGTCATCTTTTTCTCTGAGTCGGTCTTGATCCACTCTGCCTTAAACCCGGTCCAACCTCTGGCGCAGATTTCTTGCAGTGCAGCGTCAAGACTGATTCCTGCTTTACTTGCTTCGCGTTCAATGCCTTTGAGTGCTGTGTCCGTGATGGCTGCTCTCTTGGCTTTGCGTTGCTTCACAAAGTCTGTCCAAGTTGATTCCAATACCCCAGCAGGGCAAGTAATCGCCGAAGGCGTATTCTTTTCTCTGTTTGTTGGGTATGTTTGTTGGTTGTTGTTTAGGCTTTTTTTGGGTTCAGCTTGGGTTTGGCTTGGGTTAGCGGTGGGTTTCCCACTGCTTTTCTTCGGTCTGCCGCCTAGCTTTCCGTTGGATCGCTGCTTGTCAATGTAGGCGTGATAGTCCTCGATTTCAGCGTCCGCACGCCGATTTCTGTACCCCTCTTCGGTCAGCTCGAAGAATTCATTGAGCACCGATTCGACCACTTCAGAACCCATACGCAACCGACGGGAAACCCATGGGATATCGGTGGGTATTGGCTGCTCTGTGTCGTAGTACAGGTCAAGCAATCGACGGTAGCAGATGTCCTCTTCGGGGGACAAATGCATCGTGTGCTTGATGTAGTCGCCGATGTTGAAGTTGTAGTAGTGCATCAGGCACCTGCCTTCGCCTGCTCCATCAGCTCGCGCACTTTTGCCCGGGTCTCTGAAGTCTTGGCTTTTGAACACGCGACACAGTTGCCGGTCGTCGTGTACTTGAGCGTGGTGCCACATGTGCGGCATGGCGTGCCCTCGTAATGGGTCTGCCCTTTTTCTGCCGCCTTGAGGCGAGGTGATTTCACTTTTTGCTCCTTGTGATGATGAACACATTCACATCATACACACAAACAAAACAGGAGCGCAAGAATTATTTTGAGGGTGCCGTCTTTCCGGCTGTCACCGCATGTCTTTTCAACAGGATTCCGGGCTAGGGCGGTTCAGCCTTCCGATTACTCTGCCTGCACAGGGCTGGATCGTCTTGTAGTCATTTCGCCAGCGATGGACTTCGGGTTGCCCCGGCTACACCATAAATTCAGAGGTCGGCTTCCTTGACGAAAACGCCCTCGATCATGCGACCCTTGCGGTCCTTGATCTCGTCGTAAGCATACGCAATGCATGC